CACGCCGAGACTAAACAAGTTATAGAACACATAAGACATTATGGAAGGTTTATGGCTTCATATATGCCTACTATGGCTGGTACACAAGATACAGCCGGACATCTATCAAAAACTGCTTTAATTATGCCTAACTATCAAGCATATCGTGATAATGTAATTCGTAATAGTACTAACTCGGTTTTCTGTATTCCACTACCATCCGGACTCACCCTCGGGGTTTCTAAACTGCCCCTTGATAAAGTCCCTTTAGAAATTGAAATCCACCTTGCCCCCGATAGTCAGTTCTTTTATTCAAGTGATGCAACCACAACCAATATTGCTAATTGTTTTTATGAAATGAGTAACGTTGAAGTTACATGTGAAGTTGAAACTGGTGTTAAATCTCCTGATAGCGGTGTTCTAGATTTTAACTCAATCACTTCATATTTCTCAACTCTAGAAGCAAGTAATTCCATTATTAATTACAATCTTGGATTATCAAAAGTTCTTGGTGCTTTTGTGAATTTTGTTCCATCAAGTTTTATTAACAATTTATCACAAGACGGCTTCCTTACTTATATGCCTACACTAAAACCTAATGCAGCTGGTACTGGTGATGGTGGTATTGCTAATTTAGAAACCATCTCCTTCCTCCGTAATGGTGAACGCTTTCCAAGTTCTTTTGAGGTTGAGACTGTTTATGATACAACTACAAATGCTACTACGGTTGTTGATCCTCAAGTTATTAAGGGTTTCCTTAATTCCATAATTCCGGAGCAGCACCATACGAGGACTTCCGCTTCTCCACTTACAGTCAATCGCAATTTTACTGGTAATCAAAATGCCGTTACTGGATATAGATTTATACCCGATACTGGTGCTGTTTATGGTGTTGGTGTATTATATGATATGTTAGATAGTGAAGGTGTTGATTTCTCTAGTTCGCAGTTTAGTATTCAAATGAAGAATGGATTAGTTGATGGCAACCCTATCTCTGCTTATCTATTTATTAAATCTAAAGTTGTTGTTGCATGGTCTAGTGATAAGGGAGTACAAGTTGTTGCTTAGTTTAAAGATAATTTAATAATATTTTCTATGTAATTATTTTTTAATGTTTTATTTTTTTTGTTTTTTATATATATAATTATATAAAATGAACGATAACCCCGATGTTTCAAGTGATCGTATTCCCGACCTTATTAAAATTGGTGCTATACCTTCTTCCTATGGACAAAAATTACACACCGATGTGATAGACGCCGTCACGTTCTCGCAAAGACGAGTTAGATTCACATTGTCAAGAGTCGCTGGATTCCTACATTCAAATTCTAAAATAACTCTTGCGTTAACTCCTCAAGCTGGAGTAGCTAAAGGTTTCTATCCATTAAATGTTGGTGTATCTCAGTTAATCCAAAACGCTCAGCTTACGATTGGCAATCAAACAGTTTGCTCGGTAGATGACTACAACCAATTCCATGCATATCAATCTATGTTTATTTCTAATGAAGATAACAAAGAAAGAGAGCAGTTTTTATCTCAAAGATGTATATCTCATATGCCAGTATATGATGACCGCACTGAAAATACTACGGACAAACCTCCTAACTCTGCTAAAAGAATTGGTATAGATATTGGGAGAAATTCAGTTGTTCCCGCTGCTGGTGGTGCTGGTACTTTTGAATTACTACCATTTATGGAGCAAGATGGTACATCTGCACAAACTATTAGTGAAGCACCAGTTTATTCTGTCTATTTAAGTGATTTGTTTCCATTCCTTAAATTCAATCAACTTCCATGCCAACTATTAGATGATGAAGTCCATATTGATTTAACTTTTGTAGATGCCACATCTTCTCTATCGGGTGCTGTTAAATCTCAAAGGTGCTGTGTAAATAATGGCGATGCTGATACATTATCATTTGATGTTAACCAAAATGAATGTAAATTAATTTATGATAGTATTACATATGATGGTGATATTATGGAGAAATACGCCCAGCAGAATCCTAAACTAACTTTTCAGTATGCTGACTACCGTCTTACTAAAAGGACTGGTAAGTTTGAAGCGGGTGCGGGTCCGGGTGGTACCGATATTAATGACTTTGCTAATCTAACATTACCAATTGGTGGTAATGGTCGTCTTTGCACCAAGGCAATTTTTGGTCTCCAAGCGAATAATAACTTTGTAGCAAAATCTTTAGTTAATGGTACATCCGCCTTTGGTGATAATGGATTAGAATACAATCTATTATATAATGATAGATTCGAGTTTAGTGTTGATCGTAAAAACTCGGCACTTCAGTTTGCTACTACTCAAGCTGCTGAAGGTGCTGTACCTATGCTTACTCATGATGAAATTGTGAAGCGTTCGGGAACAAGTAGTATTACTGCCGAAACATTAGAAGGACACGCACAAGCATCTAAAACTGTTGGTATAGAAACATTATTTAGATGGAATTCTGTTAGACCTAATAAAGGTGAAAGAGTTAATAATAAAGGTATTGATCTCATCTACAAAGCAACCGGTTTAAGTGATGATACTTATACTCTCCGTGTTTATATCGAATTGCTTAAGGTTGCTACTATTGAGAATGGACGCTTCGCGTGCTACTTCGCATAAATAAAAATATCTATTTTTTTTTGTTTTTTATAATATAAAAATAATCTATTATTATATTATAAATATGTCTATTGATAGTAAAAATCCAACTGAAGATATTTCTAAATCTCGCCCTAATTTAAAACCAAATACAGTAAAACAATATGTAGTTAATCTCAAGAAACTCAAAAAAATATATGATACTGATAATTATGACTTTTTAAAGAAACCCGAAGATGTTATGAATAAATTAAGTGATCTCCATTATTTAAGTCAACGCAATATATTAAATGCTGTAGTTGTACTATTAATGGCACTTAATGATAAGGAGAAATATGATGATTTATTAGAAGAATATGGAAAATTAAGAGATGAATTAAATGATAAATATAGTGAGGAGCAAAAGAGCGGTGTTATAAGTGAAAAACAAAGTAAGAACTTTTCTACAATAGAAGAGGTTTATGAGATGATAAATAAGATGGCTGATGAATTAAAACCTTTAAAAAAAAAGAGCAAAGATAATATTTCTAAAAAAGAAATGCAATTATTACAAGCTTATACACTATTTAATATATATGCGAGAATGCCTTTTAGAAATGATGTTGCTGGTATGGAAGCAATAAATCAAGCACAATATAAGAAATTAAGTGATCAAGAAAAGAAAGAAAATAACTATTTAGTTATACCATCTAAAGGTAAAATATATTTTGTATTGAATAAATATAAAACTGCGAAAAAGTATGAGGAATTGGATTTACCAATTGAAGATCCAAATTTAAGAAAGATATTAAGATATTATTTGAAGATGAATGGTATGGGAGTTTTATTTAAGACATCAACTGGTAAACCATTAACTAGAATAGAATTAAGTAAGGTATTACTTAAATATAGTGAAAAATACATGAAGAAAAAAATAAGTACTACTCTTTTAAGAAAAATATATTTAAGTTCTAAATATGGTAATATGAAAGAAGAGTTGGAGAAAGATAATAAAGTAATGGGACATAGTAAGCAAGTTGCATTAGATACTTATGTTAAGAAATCTAAAGATGAATAATTATTTATCTTATACCCTTATATCTTTCCATTAAATCTTCATCATAATCAGTTCCACCGACTCTTTCAATAATATCTTCTTTTTTAATTGGTTTTTTGATAGTGTTATCATTAACCCATCTTAATAACATAGTAACACTTTTATCATTTATTTTTGTAGCTATTCCTATAAACTCTTTAGTTTTAATTTTGAATGAGTATGTATCTCCAATTTTAAAATCCATATCCTTTTTATTATTACTTATATTTTTATTTTTAAGTATTTTTTTTCTATGCATTTCTTTTTTCTTTGGTTTAATCACTTTTATTTTTGTTGGATCAACTCTTGGTCTCCCTATTTTACTTTTTGGTCTTACTTCATCTTCTTTCTTTGATGTAGTATTTTTCTTTCTTTTTGCTATAACTCTTTGAAGTGCTGCTCCTTGTTTAACTCCTTCTGCTTTAATTTTATCTTCTTTCTCTTTCTTCTTTTGATCTCTTACTTTCTTAGATGCTGCTTTTTCTTCTTTAGTTTTTGGTTTAGGTAATACTTTATCTGCTTTCTTCATATCTACTTTGGGTTTTCTTTTCATTTCAACCTTTGGTATAAGTGCTTGTTTTTCATGATTTATTTCATATCCATTTTTTTTAATAAGAGCAATAATATCATCTCTTTTAGCACCTTTTGGTATTTTAATAGACACTAATACATTATGGGCTTTTATTAGTTTTCTTATTTCCGGTGTTGTTAATTTTCCTTTAAGTTCTCCAGTTTGATATGGCATCTTTAAGTATATAAGATAAAATAAAAATAATATATATATTATAAAAAAATGATTATTGATAAATCGCATTCAAAGAAAGACTTAATTAATTTATTTACAAAACTTGGAGTAATAATTGATGATGAATTAACTAAAGGTAGAATAGTAAGTAATGTTGATAAATATATTGAAAATGTAATATATAATGATAAAATTAAGAATTGTACTGAATTAAAAGAGCATTTAAAAAATCCATCAAAAAAACAAAGACCAACAAGACAAAAAAAAAAAGATATTATGTTTAATGCTAAAAAGATAATCAAGTGGGCGAAAAATAATTATATATTTGATAGTGAACCATATGAAAATCAAAATGATCCTTATGATGATATTATGAAAATTTATATGTGGGGTGATTTACCAAGTGTACGAAGAGCTTGTAGATTTTATAATTTAAGTGTTTATTGTAAGAATCATATCAATCCAATAATTAGTGAAGAAATAGAAGAAGAAATAAATCAAAATAAAATAATAAAAAAACAATACATATATAATCTACAAGTAAAACATAAAACAAAACAAAATCCATTTATCATAAGTTTTGATTAAAATTGCTCTTTTTATTTTCTAATACATAATATATGGAAATATTTAATGGAGATTGTTTAGAAAAAATGAAAGATTTAAAAGATGATTCAATTGATTTAATATTCTGTGATTTACCTTATGGACAAACGAGCTGTAAGTGGGATTGTAAAATAGATTTACAATTATTTTGGAAAGAAATTATGAGAATTAAGAAATTACATACTCCAATATTTTTCACAACAACAACTAAATTTGGTGTTGAACTAATTACATCAGCACCGAAGAAATGTCATTTTAGATATGATATAGTATGGGTCAAGAGTGCACCAGCTGGATTTTTATCAGCAAAGAAGATGCCGATGAGAAAGCATGAGATGATATATGTTTTTTATGAAAAACTTCCTTTTTATGATTTAAGTTCTCATACTCATAAGTTTTTAAAACCAAGACCACCAGTAAAAAAAGGAGATCATATTTACGGCGATAATGTAAAAAGTGAAAGGAAGAGTTATGAACCACCACTACCAAATTCAGTTATTAAAGAAGAAATAGCAGAAGGGCAAACTCTTGGGGATAAAGGTAATGAATGTTATGGTAAATTTAGTTATTATAATAATGGTGTTAAAGGTTATGATCCACCACTACCAGTATCAGTTGTTAAAGAAGAAAAAACACAAATATCTAAATGTAAAGATAGAGATTTATATGGAGATATGAAAGGAGGAACTATTGGAAATGTTCATGGAACTAATTACGACCCACCACTACCAGTATCAATTGTTAAAGAAGAATTATGTAAATATGATGTTAATAAAAATACTTATGGCGGAGGTAAAGAAGGAAGAATAAAAATAAGTAAAGATAAAAAAGACCATCAACAAAAATACGACCCACCACTACCAGTATCAATTGTTAAAGAGCAACCCGAAATGATGGAAATAAAATTAAAAGACACTTTATATGGAGATGTAAAAATAAATCAACCAGCAAATGATGATGGAACAAGAAACAATTATCGTGGAAAATTTTACGACCCACCACTACCAAATTCAATGTTAGAAATTAAATCAACAAAAGGAAAACATTCAACCGAAAAACCAGTTGCATTAATGGAATGGATTTTAAAATATTATTCTAAAGAAGGAGATGTAGTTCTTGATCCTACAATGGGAAGTGGTTCAACTGGAGTTGCTTGTAAGAATATGAATAGAAAATTTATTGGTATTGAAAAAGATAAAGATATATTTGATGGAGCAGTTGAAAGATTAAATTAAATTGCTCTTTTTTATTAAAATTAAAATCTAATGTTATACTATAAATGAATAACATTAAAAATAATGATTTAAACTTTGGATTTAAAAGTGAAGAAGAAATACATAGTATTTTAGAAGAGCAATTTGGTACATTATTAAGATCAAGAAAAAATCCCGAGATGGGACAATATTACGAGTTCGATAAATATAATGAAGATTATATTATTGAAGTAAAGACAAGAAGAATTAATCATGATAAACACCCATCATTATTTTTTGGTAATAACAAATTAATAAAAGGAGATGAAATATTAAAGAAATGTCCTCTTTTAAGAATATTTTATTTATGGAAATGTAATGATGGTATATATGGTTGGGAACATAAAAGTACTGAATATAAAATATGTAAAAGAGGAAGATGTGATAGAGGTAAAGATGAATTTACTGATTGTGTTGATATAGAGCAAAAAAATATCAAACCATTAAAAAATCTATTAGATAATATAAATGCCGTGGAAAATAATTAAAGAAGGTGATAAGTTTAAGTTGTATAACCTCGATAAAAAGAAATTTGTTAATAAAGAATTTAAGACAAGACAAGCTGCAATAAATACAAGAAAGAATTACGAAAGATATACAAAAAAAAAGTATTAAACATTTTTCTTTTTAGGACAAATTAAATAACCATTAGATTCATCATTATCTATTATCTTAAGTTTAAGTAATCCAAATAAACAAGATATGAAAAATTCATGGTCGCTTCTTCTTATAGATTGTTTTTTATTTTTCCTATAATATATTAAATCGCAAAAATTAATTAATGTAATTGTAATTTGTTTTATTTTAAATCCTTGTTTCATAGATTCTAATATTATATATTCTCCTTGATATTCATATCTATCAAATGTTTTATTTTTAGTTAATGCAAATGAACTAATAAGTAATCCTTTATAATATAAGTTAAGTGATCCATTAGATCCGTTATATATCATTTTATCTATATAATATAATAGAAATTAACTTTAAATATTTTAGTAATTATTATTTTGAATAATCAAAGAGAGCATAATAAAGAGAATTATATTCAATTCCATCTTCATCTTTGTATAATTTTAAATTAAGATCCCATCTTTCATACATCCATACTTCAAATCCACCGTCTTCCATTCTATTTTCAAGTGTATATTCTATTATACAATTATCAGTCCAGCCATCATCGCCTTCTGGATCTATCACATATTCCAAATTAGATAATATAACATCCATAAATCTAATAAAATCATTCATAAATAATTGTTTATGTTTTTCTTTATGTTCTTCTTTTATTTGTAAGGTATTCATATTCATAATGTATGTTATAAGGTCATCCGGTAGATGCTGTTTCTTATGATATCTATCACAAAAGATTTCAAAACTCTCAGTAATCATAATTGCTCTTTTTTTTTTGATACTACAAATTTAATAATAAAATTTCAAATTTTTTGTTTTTATTTTCTATTATCTTATATATATAAAATAAATTATCTTTAAGTAGTTTTTTCTATTCATTTATAATATAATATAGATAAAATATATATTAATTATCTATTATTATGTCTATAATCTATTATTATACCTCTTTAAGTAGTATAATAAGGGTTTAAAGAGTATATATTTTAAAATTATTACTTCTTTAAGTAGTAATAATGGTATAATTAATGATTATATACTCTATTTATCTATTATTTTAAGTATAATTAAAGATTATATTTAAGTTATTATATTTTTTAGATATTTAAGTATTTAATTTTGCGTTAATTCATCAAAATTATTTTCTATGTTAAAGTATAAATGAATAGAAAAAAATCACTTAAAAACAATTTGATAAATAATATTAAGAATAATAATATGAGCCATAATATATCAAAGATGGATGTTGAAACCTTTTTTAAATCTATTGAAAAAGATAACGACAATAAAGCATATTACAGATATATTAATATTACTTATAATAGTAAGGGAGGTAAAATCCCAACTGGTGAAAAGAATAATTTAAGTATTGATGATATTAAAAAAAATCGTGGTAATCAATCACATAATACTTTATCACTTGCTGTAAAATATGTACCGGATTTATATGTTGTTGATTATGATACACATGAAGTAAATTGTGAATTTTATGAATTACTAAATAATGATAATGTAGCTTTTACTAATACAAAGAAAGGATCTCATTATTATATTAAAATTAAGAATATTGATAAATACTCTAATCAACAAAAAATTCATATCAATCAAGATATAGATGTTGATTTAATTAAGAAAAATAATATATGGGAAACTAAAGATAGAATTATTACAGGAACAATTAAAGAATATGATTGGACTGATATTAAGAAATATTTTGATTGTAATAAAATGAATTTTAAAAATTCACCACCAAGTAGTCCACCAGTTTCACCTAAACCTAATAATGATGAAATGGTTTTTGAATCAATCCCAAATACTTATGATGTTGGTGAAATAAAATCTATTCTCGATATATTACCAGCAGAATGTTATGAATATGATATATGGATTAAAATTGGTATGGCTGTATGTAATGTTACTGAAGGTGATAATATTGGAAGTGGTTTATATCTTAATTGGAGTAAAAAAGATAAAGAAAATTATGATTTTGATTTAATCAAAAGTAATTGGAAAAGATGGAAAAAAAGAACTGGTAATAAACTTGGATTAACTTTTTTAAGAAATTTAAAAACTAAATATCAACCTCAAAAAAAGAAAACATTACAACAAATATTTACTGATAATTTAGTTGATATTAAATATGGTAAAGGTATTAAGAATGCAAAAAAAGAAATGTTAAAAGAAATGAATAATAGATTAATTTTTGTAAGAATAACTGGTGAATATATTATACTTGATAAAAAGATTATTAAAAAATATAAACTTGATGGAATAACAATTGATGAAACAGTTTCTATACCGTGTTGGTATTGTAAAAATACCATGAAAACAAAAGATCATTTTTTAAAAGAAAAATTTAGTTTTACTTATATTGAAGATGATGATGATGATGATGATGATGAAAAAAAGAAAACAATTAATATAGACCCTTTTAAATTGTGGTGTGAATGGAGTGATAGAAAAGAAGTAATGGAAATTGGATTTGACCCAAGAGATAGAAAAAATGAAGATATATTTAATCTTTGGAATGGTTATAAAGTTAGTAAAGAAGATTCTAAAAAATATGATGAAATTGAAGCAAAGCCACTTTTGGATCATATCAAAAATATTTGGTGTAAAGGTGATGATGAAAGCTATAATTATATTATGAATTATTTTGCACACATATTACAAAAACCTTATGAAAAAACTGGAGTAGTTTTAGCTTTAAAGAGTGAACAAGGTGGTGGTAAAGGTATTGTACTAAAAAAATTAGGTAATATTATTGGTGATACACATTATGCACAAAACAGTAATGCAAACTTTTTATTTGGTGATTTTAACGGACAATTAGAAGGTAAGATATTAATTAATCTTGATGAAGCATTTTGGGGTGGTGATAAAAAAATGGAAGGTATAATTAAAAATAAAGTTACTGAAACCAAACAAACAATTAATAAAAAGAATAAAGAAAATTATGTTATTGATTGTTATGCAAATTATATTATTACAACTAATAATGATTGGTTTGCTGGTACAACAGAAGATGATAGAAGACATTATTGTTTAGAACTTGATAATGCTAAGGCTGGACGAACAACAAAAGAAAGTGAAGAATATTTCACAGAAATAGAAAATGTATCTTGTGAAGCATTTGCAAATATTTTATACAATCGTGATATTTCTAATTTTAAAGCACGAATGTTTAAGAAAACAAAATTATTACAAGACCAAGTCGAACGCAATTGGAATAGTCCTAAAGTATGGTGGAATAGTGTTTTGAGAAAAGGTGGTTTTCAATTTGGCGATAATTTTATTGAATGGAATAAAACTTTAGAAGTTGTGGGTGAATATAATACTACCACATATGGTTATACAGTTAAAAATAGGAAAAAAGAAAAAAAGGTTGTTTATGAAAAAGAATGGTTGTTTAGTTGTTATGATAGACAAACATATAATAGTAGAAAGTATGATAATAGTAGTTTTTGGAGAGATATAGAAAAACACTGTATTTGTGATTTATATGATGAAAAAAGAATCCAATATAAAAAACAAAGAAAAATGTTTGTATTTCTACCATCATTAGAAGATGCAAGAAATAAATGGAATGAAAAACAACAATATAATTATAATTATGATGAGGATGATGAAGATGAATGGAATGCTGTTGAATATGATAGTAGTGATGATGAATGTGATATTGAATAAATTTAATATTTCTTTTTATTTTTTGTTTTAGTTTTAGTTTTAAAACCTTCGAATATTTTTTCGGGTTTTATTTTTTTTTCTTGATCTAATATTTTTTTTATATCGATTTGTATTTCATCATGATTAGTTATCGGTTTTACCTTTACATTTTTAACTTTCTTTGATTTTTTAGTCATATATAATAATATATTTATTAATTTTATTTTGATAAAAAAAATATATTATTTTATTATAAAATGAGTTTAGTGATTACCTCTAATGTTGCCCAAGAAAACAATCCCGAGTTTAGTGATGCTTTTAAACCTTACTCCTATCAAAATAGATTACTTAATACTATGAGAATACCACCTAATAGTGAAATAGCTTTACAAAGTGCTAAAATTAATAAAAATGGTCTATTTGTTTTAGATAGAACTAATGCCGATTTCTGTCATTATTTTGGTACTCCTATTGGAACTGATGCAACAAAAATTGCTGCTGGTGAAGAAATAGAAGACCTTGATAGTAGCACTACTCAACCTTTTAGAGGTGTTGTTGGTGCGGGTGAAGCTTTTGGTGCTGGTGGTAGAAATGAAAGAAATATTGAAGATATGACTGCTGATCTACAAAAAGGAGTGGACGCGTGTGCTTTTCACCCCAGTTTAATTAGAACGAAGGGTGCTAGTTTTGAAAGTTCAATTAAGGTAACTCCGGAATATGATAGCACATCTTTACAGTTTAAAGGTTTTACATTTGTATCTACACAAGAAGACGCTGCTTTAACGACTCTCGGTGCTGCTAATATTACTTGGAGTGATATATCTAAAAATAATTCATATAATTTTACACAAGCAGCGGGTGTTGTAACATCTACCGATAAAGCGGGTTTTTATGTGCAGAATAGAGAATATCCAATCGCTCAAAATGGAGGTGAAGTAATTTATTCGATTGCTGGTGCTAATACTGGACCTTGGATGTGTGGTTTATCTAGAATTAATGAACCTATAGATATTGGTGGTGCTGACTACGCATATCTCCCAGCATATTTTGATTTTAGTAGAATTAAAGGTACAATTGTAACGGGGAGATTAAAAGAAGGTCAATATAGATATGCTGATTTTGCTGTATGTCGTGTTGAGGGAAAACTTCGTGTATTTCAGTCGGGAACTGATAGCAGAGCAGCGGGGACTAACTTTGGTGCTAATGGAATTTACATGAATGAGATAATTTATTATGGAGGTCATAACACTAACTTCCCTAATCTTGGTGATGCCGACGATTATGAAAATGTTAAATTTACATTAAATAATGAATTAATGAAAATCGAGGTTTATCACTCTACTGATAAAAAATATTATATACTTGCTGATTATACAACTCTTAAAGCAGCGGGTGCTACTAAAAACGAGCATTTAAATGCTGTTAATGCTACTGAATGGGCGATGTATCCCGTCTGTGCTGCTAGTGGTGGTGCTGCTGGTGGTAAATCTCTTTCAGTAGATTCTATTACACATTATCCTAATTATCCTATTTATACTGATACTAGATATAGTGATTATGATTGGTGGGGTTGGTCGCAAGAAAATAACCAAACTGCACTATGTTTAGCATTAGAGAAGAGACCATGGAATGATGCTAATTTTGTTACAGTATTAGCACCTCAAGGCATAGATAGTAAAGGTATGGACAATTATAGTAGTGTTTTTATTACTGTTAAAAGTGTTGCTTATCGTGATAGCACGAATGAATGCTCTTCATCTCGTCTATTAGGTTTTGAAGGGCAAGGAGTGAGCGAACCGGTAGCAACATCTAAATTAATCACTACAAATAAAAGTGCTAGTGTTCCAAAATTGATTAGTAATATTTCATTATTTATTCGATTAAATAATTTCACTCAAACCTCTGTTAATGCTCGACAAGGGACAACTTCAAAGATAGTAGCACACCTACCTCGTTTTGATAATAGTGGTAATGAAACTGGAGGTTTATATTTTGAACCACACGAAAAGACATATTTAGCACTAAATAATACTGATGAAATACTTATTAATAGTTTTGATGTTGATTTTGTTTATGAAAATGAAACATTATGTACTGCACTTACAGCTAAAAGTGTTGTATGTTTTCATATTAGACAAAGAAAATAAAAAAGTGGTTGGGGTAGATGTTCGATTTATTTTATTTTGATGAGTGGGTTTCAAAATGTGCCGAGAAAAGATTTTACCCTAACCACTTTTTCAATATTTACCCTAACCACTTTTTAATGTGGATTATTTAAGATAAATAAATAAATATTTATTATTATATATATGGCTGGATTTCACACAAAAACATTTTCAAAGCACGATGATTATATGACCCCTAAATATGCGTGGGAAAATATACAACAATACATACCAAAAGATAAAGTTATATGGGAAGCATTTATGGGTGATGGTAAAAGTGGAGAATATTTACAAGAACTTGGTTTTAAAGTCATTCATAATGATAATGATTTTTTTGAAAGTAATGAAGGAGATATATTAGTAAGTAATCCACCTTTTTCTCAATCAAAAGAGATTATCAATAGATTAAAAGAATTAGATAAACCTTTTATTTTAATCATGCCCTCTCCAAAAATTCACACATCTTATTTGAGAGAAAACTTTAAAAATACAGATGAAAGATTACAAATCATAATACCAAGGAAAAGAATTCAGTTTAAAAAATTAATAGATGGAGAAATTCCCGAAAATTATAAAAGTGATTGTAATTTTGATTGTTTTTATTATTGTTATAAAATGAATCTACCAAGAGATATTATTTGGTTGGAATAGATTTCGTAAAATACTTAAAAATTAAAATCTATATATAATATATAGACAATATGGATCTCACCGCCGATCAAATCGCAAGAGTTTTAATCAATTACAAAAATAAGAGGATTCGTGAAACGAATTATTATCATAATGTAACTAAAAATAAAGAGGAGTTTAAAATTAAAAATAGAGAGAGAGCAAAATTACATTATGAAAATGGATATAAAGAAAAAAAGAAAATAAACTATGAAGCAAATAAAGAATTACAACAAACTAAATCACTATATAACTATTATAAGAAGACTGATAAAATAGATAAATTTAAAGAGAAACATGAAGCCAAATATCAAATGTTAATCGATAAAGGTATAATCCAATAATTAATATGTTTTTTAAATCCCTTTTTTAATATATCTCATAATATAAATATGAGCGAATATGTTGATACTAAACTATTAAACTGTAATCGTCTAGCTTCAACAGAGGCACGGTCGGGGAATGATAGCAACCCAGCGGTTTTTACTAATTCATTAAATGAAACTGTAAGATTAGATGTTGGTGATAAAGTATCTTTAGAAAGAGCTTTTATTAGTGAAATTGGTGCTGGTAATCCACAAACTATTGAATTCAAAGGTGAAAGTATTGGAACTAATAAAGTCGCTACTTATACTGATATTGATTATGGTAATAAGTTTTATAAAAAAGATACCGTTTACAATCCAAGATATCGATTGGGATATTATCAAACAATTACAACAACTATAAAAACTGATGAAACCGTAGAATTAAGAGATAATTTAGCACCATTAATATTTGGTTATTATATTACATCAAATGAATATCCAAATTATATTCAACAACCTAGAAGGTTCGCACAGACAAGTGATACAAGAGGATCAGTCCCAAATAATTATACTCATTATCAAGCTGTGGATAGTACTGCTGGTGGTATGACTTATAATACAATAAATAGTAGAGCCGTATGTTTGGCTGATTGGGTTAAGAAAAAAGATGTTGGTGATAATATTATCTTTAAACAAAAAGTTGATAATACAAGATATACATTATTTATTAAAGATAAAATTGCTTATATTAAAGGACACTCTAATTCCGCAGATCAATTTCCTAAACAATTTCATAATGGTATTTTTAGTGAATGTACTTATCATCGTATTAGAGAAAGAAAAGATATAGAAGTTAAAAAAGGGTTCAATACTCCATCAGCAGTTGCAACACAAATTACTAAACAGTTAACAGAAACCAAAAAAGAAAATATTTTTGAAATATTTGATGGAGATGGTTTTTCTAGACCTATCACTAAAACAATTGAAACCACAACTTATAAACCTATTAACGCACAGAACCTTTATAATTTTAATAGTGGGACTTTAGCAGATTATCTTGCTTTAGCTTTACCAACAGATGAAAATGATGTAACTCAAGGTGCTATAGATTATCTTGCTACATTTGGTTACATAGGAGTAAAACGACCCGAGATATTTGAGAAAGGTAGAGAGATGGCTGAATTACCCGTTGCGGTTTTAAGAAACTTTGCTGGTGATACAATAGCACCTCACCCATTAAATTATGCTAATGAAGGTTTCCAAATTGTAGGAGATTATGAAAATACTAGCACGGGTGGTAATAATAGTCATACATTTACAACTAATTTAGAATATACTGAAGCTAATTGTAAAATGATAAGAGAATTTTTTGATACTCAAGCATTATATCCCGAGTTATGGGTTGATCTTCAAGATACAGTTTATTATAGCATAAATAATGTTGAAACTCTTGGTGGTCTTACATTTCCGGATGAAACTAATAGTAGATTCTTTCATATGAATCCATATACTACTACTGGCGGTGTTGGTGTTATTCATAATGAAACTTTTGGTGATGATAGTTTCTCACAGAGAGGCGCTCCTAATAATATAGAAATGACCTCTGTGCCTTGGTTTAGTTATTATGATGATTCTTATAGAGATACTTTTATTCCTCCAAGAGTTTGGATGTCAATAGCTCAAGATGGTTTAAGTTATGGCTTCGCTCAACCAGTTAAATATGTGAACTATGATGCTGATGGTAATGAAATAAAAGATTTCTATTTGATTGGTATTACTAATCATACAGTAGCGGGAACACCGAAGGGATTATTTAGTGAAGATATTGTTGGTAATACTGGCAAAATTAATTTCGGTAGAAGATTTGGATTTGATTTTCATTCTACCGCTTATTCAACAGCAATTATAACTCCTTATGCTGGATATAGTAATGTTGATATAGGAACATTATCTACTACTAATGATGGTAGTAAAGTTGGTGGTGTTTTACCGGATGCAAGGACTTATACTGATACAATTAATCATATTAAAAATTTAGGTACTCCCTCAAACACTACTGATCTAATGCCCTATATGACTATGACTTATATAGGAGCAAATAATCCCGAAGTATCTTATAATACCATAAATAATCGATTTGAATTTAAGAGATTACATACTGGTAATAATGTTGGTAATAGATTTAAAGCTGGTAATGATGCTGATAGTATAACATCTAAAACCATGGAGCCACCAAATAGACAAGATAGATTACCTTTATCACCTCCCGATGTTAATGTCGATGCTGGTGATACTGTTTATAAGATCAATCCTCGTCCTCCCCAATTTGGATATTCACCAACATTTAAACCTTATGTAGCAGAAAACTTTGTTACTCGTGTGAATTGTTATCCAGCAAACCCAACAGTAACAAGAACAGAAGAAGCAGCAAAAGGGACAAATATGCAAATATATAATAAATTTAATAATAATATTAGACCTTATACAGCATTTGATAGTCATGGAGGAATTTATATTGATAACTGGGGTTTTACGAGAAAAACTTGGACTGATAACTTATGGGACATTTTAGGTTATGATTTTGATGCTACTAATGCTCCAGTTAGTTCTAAAAATGTTTTAACTAAAAGAGTTAATAATGACAATAGTGGAGCATTGTATCGTCCAACAACTAATGCTGAAATAGTTACAACTGATACAAAAGCATATATTTCTAATCAATTTGGTGTAAGTCAATATTATACATCATTACCTTATCCAAGTTGTCTAGTTGATTATACAGCGAGATTACTTGGTGGTAATGATCTTTGGACTTATTCGGGTGATCTTGGTGGAGCCGGAACCGGGTTTACGGCGAATAACGCACAACCCGAAGAGATTTTTGATGAAATATCTGTTAAAACTGACAGCACTAATATTACTGCAACTGATCTACAAAAGAGTGTTTTAAGACCTTACTATACTATTAGAAGTAATATATTAGAAGGTGCTAGTGCTATTGGTGGTAATCCTACTGGTGCTAATCTTCCTATTATTTCTATAGTTGATAAATATAGTGGTGCAAGTGATTACTTTTTAGGAAATCCAAGTGATATACAATTTACAGTTACTAAACCTACTATTATTGCTGATATAACAACATCTATACATGATAGTGATGGTAGATATGCTAATGTAAATCGTACATCAGCAGTAGTTTATAAAATTGAAAAAGTTAAAGAAAGACCTATGGGAATAATTGAAGAAATAATGGAGGGATCTAAAAATAAAAAAAAATAATTTGAAATTAAAAATATATTATATTATTATAATATAAAATGCATATCTTTTTGAGTGATATGAAGGACAAAGAGAAAATTTGCTTACAACCTTGGGAGATAGATGGTGATGATGACTGGTATAGAGATCAATTATATTGTGGTGATACTATACTTGATGATTGGACGTGTGAATCACTTATCGAAGCAGTTAATAAAGATATAGAAGATAAATTAAGTGTAGAAGAAATTTTGACTAAATATCTTAAAAGTCATGATGTTTAAATTTATATTAAAGTAATTTTCTAATTTAATTTTTTATATTAATCATAATAAATATATGATTAAGATGGTAATCGAAAAAGGTACTGCTAAAAATAAAAAACTTAAAGCAATTTTTTATGACGATAAAGATAAGAAGATAAAAAC